CCGATTGGATTTGTCATTGCAGTTCTGATTTATATGCTGTTCTATATCGTTCGTATTCCGTGTGAGTTTTTTGGGAAGATGGCAAGCTCCGATCCTCCAGATGGCTGGATATTAAAGATGCTTATGGCTGCTGCGTCTGGATATGCCCCTATTCCTGGGTTTTTGGTGCAAACAATCATATGGATGACCGTTGTCCGTAATCTGGGTAAACCTGCTGGAGAAACAATAGTAGGCAATCTTGGCGCTGCGACAGCTTTGCTTCCTGCACGTGTTAAGGCGGCTGCAGCTGCAAAAGGTCTAAACGTATAACAATGATCGAGATCCCCTGGCTTGTCGCTGGTCTTTTAACCGGACTCATTATTGGCACTGTGTTTGTGCCTCCGACACGCAAGACGGCTGGTGTGCCTAAACCCGGTGACCCCGAAGTGTTTCATACGGATACCGGATGTGTTCGATTCGAAGCCACCGAAGTCCCGTGCACAGCTGAGCCAGACTCCCTGAATCTCCTCGCATCTCAGACACAATGAAGCTACCGATCACCAATGTGCTCCATCGAGGAGCGCCCTTCTTTTCCTTCATCATTGGAATGGGCTTGGCTATGCTCATTTTTCACCGCAACTTCGGGGTGATGAAGACGTTAGCTGTGCCTGTATCCGAAACGACAAGTAAAGTTGTGAAGGCTGATGGAAAATGCTATCGTTACCGCGTGGAAGATGCCGAATGTGAAATCCCGTCTTCTTCATAAACAATGAGTGAAGGATCGACATCTCTTGACGCACTGCTCCCGAGTCCGCAGGGTCCGCAGTCTGCTCCGCCCGTTTACCCCGAGGCAAGTGGTCCTGGACCGAGCACCACGGGCTTTGTGCCGACGTTCAAGCCGACGCTGCCGCAGATGGGATTCATGTTTCGCAATCTCCAGTTATACGTCGCCTTCTTTGTAGCCACTTTTATCCTGTCGCTGGCGACTCCCCGCAATCTCCTTCTTCAGTATATCCCGTCGGCATATACGTCGAGCGGCGTGGTGAGCTACCAGGGTGCGGCAGTTGTGAGCGCTGCGTCGGTGGTTCTGGCGCACTTTGTGAGCGTCGTTATTACGAGCTTTCTTGGTTAGTGTGTAGTAACACAATGCAGTGCCCGCCCGCTTGGGTCTATCCTCGGATTCTGCTCGGGGCTGGGTATCAGTTGACACCTTTTTTCGTATCCAAATATAGAATTACCCACGTGGTCAATTGCGCATTTGCCGACGATTGTCCAGAGTGGTGGCGGAAGAGGCATCCGGGAAACTACGCAGAACTTCATGCTCTTGACTCCATGGCTGTGCGGATTCTGGATTGGTATCCGGAGTTTGAGAATTGGATGAAGCTATTTCTGCGATCGACGAATGGAACGGTCTTTGTTCATTGTAAAGCCGGCATCAACCGCTCAGCTTTTCTGGTCATGGCATTTGTATGTAAGAACTCTGGCATTGACTTCCGGACGCTGTTGTCAGCAGTTCGCAAGCAGCGTCCTATCGTCTGTGACAATTCTGCTTTCATGAGACAAGTGGAAGACGAACTATATGGACGTGTTCAGAGTGAGGAAGACACGGGAAACAGAGTCAACGTCAATGGGAACGCTTGATTCTGTTCATCGAGATATTGTAGGCGGTTTACGGGATGCAAAGACACACGACACAGAACTACGAGCAGAAGCGGATCAACTGCGGACACGGATTGAGGCGCTGAAGGCTTCCAACGAGATTGCGGACGTTGTCATGTGCACGACATGGGAAACGCGAGTCCGTGAAATTGAACGTGAGCTGAGTCGCGCAAACCCTATGGAAGACTATTACATGAAAAACATGGACATCCTGATGGATTATTACAAACGTCCGGATGCCGTCGCTCAGCCGACACAGACTCCCAAGGATGCGTCGACGTTTATGAAGTTTTTCACAGCATCGTGCTCTCCTGATCAGGGCACGTCAAAGAAGCAGATCTTTGATGCGTATGTGACTCGCATGAAGCTGACGAATACACCGGAGGTTGTTCAGCAGATGACAGAGCATTGTATTGGGTGTAATGTGGCTCGTGAGGAGATTAGCTCGGAAGGCATTCTTGTCTGCCCGAAGTGTGGATCGGAAGAGTATTCTTTGGTGGTGTCGGACTTTCCGTCGTTTCGTGACCCGCCGAAGGAGCGCAATAACTATGCGTATAAGAAGATCAACCATCTCAACGAGATTCTGAACCAGTTTCAGGCGAAGGAGTCCACGATGATTCCCGAGGAGGTGATGAATGAGGTGGTGCTCGAGATCCGTAAGCGTCGCATCAACAATATTGCCGATCTGACGGAGAAGGAGATTCGCGAGATTCTGAAGAAGCTTGGGAGGTCGAAGTATTACGAGCACGCAGCTCACATTTTGAGCAGATTGAACGGCAATCCTCCACCGACCATTACGCCGGAGATTGAGGAGAAGATACGTGCGATGTTTCAGGAGATCCAAGCGCCATTTCTGCTCTACTGCCCGAACGACCGCACGAACTTTTTGTCCTACTCGTATATCTTGTATAAATTTATGGAACTTCTTGACATGGATGAATACCTACCCTATTTCCCGCTCTTGAAGTCACGCGACCGGTTGATCGCGCATGACATGATCTGGTCCAAGATCTGCGAGTATTTGAAATGGCAATTCATCCGATCTGTTTAAATATTGGCAGCGAATCAACCCAAATGGACCCTACCAAGCACTACAAGGACAAGAAGAGCGGCGTGTATCTCGGTCGGTTCGTGAAGACGGAGGAAAATTACCCCGATGGTCCATGGCGTGGCGGAGTAACGTATCATACGTTCGAGAAGGACGGCGCGACCTATGTGGTGATTGGTCCGTATAACGATGTGAGTGGGTATGAGATTTGTCTGGGGGTATAATAATGACACGAGTTGGGGATACATTTACGACTCGAGTGTTTTACGGTAAATATAGTGCCGGATATGTTGGCCAGACACAGTTTAAAGTTACAGCAAAACAATATAACGGGTGGCTTGTCCAATCAGACAAAGAAGGAGTAGCAATTGTTAACGATGACGAGATAGCGAATCTAGATGAGAATCAAAACAACACAGCATATTTTCTTAAGAAGAACGGAGAATTGGAATACACATTGGTGCCACGAGTAGATTATGCTGCTCCTGCGGCTGACCCTGTGGCTGCTCCTGCGGCTGACCCTGTGGCTGAACAATCAGAAAGAAATCGAATTGCATTCATGACACATGACCAGCTTATATTGGAAGCCCAGTCTAAGGGCATTAATGGCTCTGCGCTAACCAGCGCTAGTGATCCACAACTTAAACAAATGCTGTGGGATAAGCTCGGCAAGTTTAAAGGCGGTCGCCGTCGCAAGACCGCCAGAAACACCCACCGCCTCCGGTTTCTTCGGAAACACCACATGACAATTCGCGGATACTCCCTGGGTGAGTTGTCTAAGGTGTCCAAGGTGTCCCGACCGATTCTCCAGCAGGTCTATGATCGTGGCATTGGTGCGTATAAAACCAACCCCACCTCCGTTCGGATGAAGGGCACGTTCCGAAAGGGTGTGAATGCGCCGTATTCCAAGAAGCTGAGCAAAGAGCAGTGGGCAATGGCTCGGGTGTATTCATTCCTCGATGGAAACCCGAAGCATGATGGGGATCTGCGACGGAAAACTCGTCGCCGTCATAAGTAAATGCGGACGCGTCGTTCTGTTCGCCGTAGGGCAACCCGGAAGAGCACGCGCCGTTGTCGTAAGTGCGGAGGATACGGACATTCGTCTCGGAACTGCATGCACGGAGGCGATGCATCTACAACCGCTTTACTCGTTATCGACTTCCAGAAGGATTTTTGCACTGGAGGTTCATTGGCAGTTAAAGACGCTGACAACATCCTCCCAGAAGTTCAGAAGCTCAGTGAACTGGCAAAGGGATGGAAATTGCGCGTTGCCACACAGGATTACCACCCCAAAGACCACGTGAGCTTTGCATCAAACAATACAGGAACACCCATGTTTACATTGAAGGATATCACGGTGAAGGGAAAGGCCATTAAACAGATGATGTGGCCGGATCACTGTGTCCAGGAGAGCCCTGGTGCTGAGTTTTTCCCCGGGTTTGATACAACGGGATACGAGAACATCAAGAAGGGCACTGTAAAAGAGGTTGACAGCTACTCTGGTTTCGGAGATGGCCTTACAGAGCGCGGAAAGACCAAAGAAATGGAAGATACGGGACTGAAGGCGCTCCTTGAGAAGAACGGCATTAAGCACGTAGTTGTATGTGGAATTGCGACGGATTACTGTGTTGCAGCAACATGCATGGATGCGGCTGCATATGGATTCCAGGTCACACTTGTTCTCAAAGCATCTGCTGGTGTTACCCCCGATGGAATTGCGAAGGCAGTCCAGGAAATGGAGGCAGCTGGTGTAAGCATTGTAGACGACTCAACGAAGGTCACAGATGAAGAAAATATGGCGTGATCTAGTAAATGGCAACTGAATCCGACGTGACAAAGGGAGTGTCGAACGATACGATTGAAACATACTACTATGTGATCTTCTGGCTGGTTGCGATCACGGCTGGACTTGTGGTGCTATTCGAGCTCTACGTGATGACGATCTCGCCCAAGCGCGGTTTTGCCATGTTCCTCCGGTCTGTGCCTGCGTTAATCCTTGGCGTGGTGAATGCGATGTTTCTGTATATCCTGAGTGTTCGGGCGCTGAAGTAAATCTATGTGCTAGATAATGGGCGGGTATGAATCTAGACCTGTAATACTACGAAAAAAAATTCTAAACCCGGATGGAACGGAAGAAATTACTAGTATTAATCCATTGGACGGACGTCCTCAAACAATTACTGTCGCTCCACGCCCGAAACCTCGATCATGGTTTTTTGGATTCGGCGGCAAGCGTAAGACCCGCCGTTCCAAAACCGTCAGGACCGTCCGCATGAAAAAAGGCGAGTATCTTCGCGAGCACCACCATCTGTTTCGGGTGCTCCAGAACCCTACACGACGTGCGTTGAACGCTGAACTGCGGGCTCAGAAACGGGAACTCAAGGAGAGAGGGTTAAAGGGATGAGGCTTATTTGGAACAATGTTCTATACAAAGACTGAATCGTTCGACACCGAAAATCCGGTCTACCAACGTATTCCCGGCGGAGATGGCACGTTTTTCTTTCCAGATGCTCGAGTAGCCAAGGATTATTTCAGAACGGGTATCTATGAGAGATCGATTATCAACTGGGCATCTGCAAATTTTCCACGGGAAGATAAGGCATGTATTGATATCGGTGCGCATGTTGGTATCTACACCGTTGAACTCGCGAAGAGGGCAAAACATGTCTACGGGTTTGAGTGCTCTCCGAAAACGTTCAATTATTATTGCGCAAATCTAGCGCTGCGTGATCTTCACTACAATGTGACCAAATATAATGTTGCACTTGGCAGCCCGGAAGACGCAACTGCAAATACAATCAAGTATATGATTCGTGATCCACTTGACGGAGGTGGTAACGGATGTTCCCAATTTAATTGGGATCGCGAGAAAGGATACCCATCCATTGATGTGCCGATCAAAACCCTTGATTCGTATGGGTTGACAAATATCAACTTTATCAAGATTGACGTAGAGGGACACGAGAAGAACGTTCTTCAAGGCGCAGTTAAGACCATTGAGGAGAATGACTACCCAAAGATCCTGTTCGAGTCATGGCCAGAGCGATGCACACATGTTCCGGCAAAAGAGCTCCGTGAAAAACTCTTTGAGTTCATTCAGTCTCTCGAGTATAAGATTCTACCTGTGAACGGATGGGACGACATGTTTCTGGCTGAGCGTTAGTCATTATCTGACTCTAGATCGTTTCCATCGTTATCTGTCTTGGCATAACAGTCTGCGATCCAATGACTCGTCCGACCACATCGATGACATGCTCCACTCTGCTTCTTAGGCTTCGGTTCAGGTTTGGCTTGATACGTGACGCGGGTCTCTTTGGTCGTGACGACACGCTCAACGACAACCGTCTTGGTAGGCTGCTTCTTTGGGGGCATCTTAACGTTAAAAAGTGTTTTTTGTGTAAGCTTCCCATCCGTTTTCTACGCCAACTCCTTCGCATTCAGCCGCCGCTCCCATGCGAAGAGCCAGCAGCCGGACTTGGTGCACTTTTCGATTACACTTTCCTTCAGCTTCTTGCGGTCACGGGTTGCCATTTCGGTGTTCAGTGCCTCCAAGCGCTTCATCATCTCAGCGACGGAGATCTTGTTCTCCTTGGTGATCCGAGCGAAGTCGTCGAGTAGAGAATTCTGCTCAAAGGCTGGGCGATGAGAATTTGGACTGGTTGACTTCAGCATCGCATACTTCTTGCAGAATGAATCCCTAGCTGCAATCAACTCGGCAAAGTCAACTGGCTTCTCGGCAATATAGAGCTCTGACACAGAGACAGCCTTGTTCAGACGGCGAAACTCCTCCTTGAGTTCCTCGTCGTTCGTATTCCACATCACATCAATCAGGATGTCTGCGCAGTCCTCGATGCCCTTCAGAGCCTCGCGGCGGTGATTAGACTCGTAGCAGACGATCTTGTTCTTGACATCTGCGAGATGGATGATGCCATCTGCACGCTTAGCACGCAGAATGTGATCGTGGATCTCCGCAACCCGATCCATATCCGGGTCGCGGTTAAACTCCCACTTCTCAATCGGAAGTTGGTTGAAGAGCTTGACTGGAACCCACCAAATCTGGTGATTCGAGCCATGCTGGATGCCAGGAACGTTGTTTTGACGAAGGAATGCGTCGAGAAGAGCCATTTTAGCCGATGCGGCTCTCGATTTGGTATCAAACGACGGATTCGTTTTCTACTTGTTCCTGCACTCGTCACACACAGACCGGCATTTGCCCTTGATCTCCTTCTCGCACTCCCAGCAGGTCTTCACGTACACCTTTGCTACAGCTTCCTTGAGATTCGCGACAAGCTCGTCTGTAATGGACCCCATGAGCATGAGTGTCTTGGGCTTGTCACCACCCGAATTGTCTGCATAGGATAGCCACGTCCTCCCGCGCTGAAACCACACGTCTCCTTCCTCTACGTACTCGGGGTCGAAGTAGCGCGTGTAGTACTCAATGAACTCGCAGATGACCTTGTCTGGAGACACATCCTGATCGGCGTCGTAGAGGTCGGAGTATTCAAAGACAGCAATTTCGTAGGACATCTTAATGCTAAAAACGGTTTTCTCTCTAAGTAATGAATCCGTTTTTACTGGCAACTATATAAATGCCTAAACCCAGGCTTTTTGGGCACACAGTTAGACACCATAGGGTTAGAACCATTGATCCTGATACCGGAAAGATAAAGGTAATCGCGATCGGTATGTCACCGGAAGCACGTGCTCGGCGTATTCAAGCGCATGCAGATCAGCGAAAGAAAAAGGGTGGAACTCGGCGCCGCCGCCGGAGTCACCGCCGCAGTTAATTAGACTACGACACATCCTGAATTTTGCACAATGCCACCAACAATACCACCAACGGCTGCCTGTTTGTAGCCGTTGCTAGGAACATAAACGATCTTTGGAGTGGGCGGGGGACGACGGAGTGGGCATGTTTGATAGGTGTGGGTCTTTGATCGACACATGGCGCAGGGCATTGAAAATAAGGTAATATGGGGCGTGTGTATCCGTTTTCAGATAATGCAAAAAGAAGGTATAATGATGGACATGGGAGGAAACTACGCAATTTTCTGGATCGACCCAGACGGAGGAACGGGACGTGGAGAGTATATTCTCGATGAGGCAACGTTAAGGAGATGGCTTGCTCAGCTACGGTGGAGATACCCTGAGATGCAGCACTGGGGGCAGCTACCGAATGGGCAGCGCTATATTGAGATTCCACCTATCGAGCCTCACCACGAGGTTTCCTTGTGAAGGCGGCGATTTTGAAGTTCCTCCTCTTCCTCCGTTCGACCCCAGCCTACACGAATAGCATAGGTTGGACTATTTCCCATGTGGCGAATCTCCGTCGTAATGTCGCAGTTGGGAAAGTGTTCCTTGGTCCAATACAGCATGGTATCAAACGCAACTCCCAGCTCCATTGACTTTGATGAAGCCTGGGTTGACTCACCTGTTTCTGCGATGCGGCGGACTTCCTTGTAGAATTCCTCCGCAGCGAGTTGTCCCTTGATCTCTTGTGCGCGGCGGGCGAGGCGTGCCTTCTCAGCGACAGCCTCGGCGTGTGCATTCTGAAGTTGAGCACGAGTGATAGGCTCCATTGTAAAAATGTTTTTGGTATGGGTGCGCACATCCGTTTTTAGCGGATCCACCATCCCTCCGTGTGCTTAACCTCGTAGCATCGGTCAGCCGTGTGTTCTGTGCGCCCACATCGAGAACACCAATCCTTAGGTGGTGTCACATCCACATTTGGCGGGCGACACCCCTTCTCGTGTTGTTCGCACGCATAGCGATTTGGGTAATCTGATACACACCACTGACATGCCCAAGATGTATTTTGTTCTTGCGTGCAGTCCTTGTGTCCGTGTCCGGTTGCGTGACACTTCGTACACGCATCGGCAGGTGCATGCATCTCGAAGCGAAGAGCCTGTTCCAGCTCATCACTTAGCCGCATCTCTCCAAAGTCGTAAGGCCGAACCGAATCAACCCCATACTTCTTCATCAGTGTCATTGTTACCATTCGCACATCGTTGGCACTGGTAATCGGTCGAGTTTCCACGATGCGGATTGGATTGTAGACACGAATCCACGGCGGTCCAAAGCCGCATGCATAGTAGGCGTAGGTGTGCTCGACATCGCGAGACTTGCCGACGAAATACTTCCCGCAGGTGAGTTCGAGAACGTAGAGATACTCCATGGTAGCCCGCTAAAAAGTGTTTTTGTTGGCGATACTGCATTCGTTTTCTCAGAAACGAGGAAGCTCGTCGTGAAGGAGTTTCCAGACCTCCTGCTTTGTCTTGTCAAACAGCTCCTCAGATACATGCCCCAGCATCATGACTGAGATGATCGGATTTGCGAACGAGATGAAGTGGCGAGAATGATCGAACACGGCTTCGTAGTAGCTCCCGTTGATTCCCATGTGTCGATATACGTCGCGGGCGAAGGACTCTGCGACATCATAACGCTCAACGGTGTGACTGGTTCTGCGCTTGTTCTCAACGAAGACCACAATCTCATACCTATCCATTTTAATAGTAAATTCTCCCGTTCTCTGGAAATTCGTTTTCTGGTGAATCAACAATGAAGGCGTATCAGATCTATTTCTTCGTTTTGAAGATAATCGTGGTTCTTCAGGTCGTATTGGTCGCAACAGGTCACAAGGTGAAGGAGAGCTCATTCTTTGCCGTTGTAGACACTATCTTCAAGCTTTCTCTTGGACTGTTTCTTGGAATCTACTTCTGGCTCTTCCGTCCAAAGGGCATCGAGTGGGAGGATGGTATCATCATCTCAATCGGCGGATTTTTGATTCTGTCGGACATTCAGTTCGAACCACTTATGCAGCTGTATAAAACACGAGATGCTGAGATCAAGACCGTCGCCCATACAGTCGGCGTATAGGAATGTGAGATCCTTTAAACACAATTTCATTCACAATCTGAAACTTGTCCGTCACTGGCACAAAGGCAACTTCGTGATTCAACACCGTTGTAGCGACCGCCGTATCCGGACACTCACGACCTATAAATCTCAGGGCATCCTGATAGGTCTTGATGGTCTTCATCTGACTCTTCCGCACCGTCTTTGTCCCAATGGTCATCATGGGAATATCTTCAAATCCAAAACAGTTGCCCATTGTCAATTTGCCCAGCTAACTTTAAAATAGCTTGCCCACCACCAGTGTGAGATGCGACAGTTGGGAAAGTTGCCCTCTAGACTCTTCCTTGCCTGATCCCGAGTGAGGTTTCTTGGAACATCAATGAGTTCATAGGTAGCCCCCGATCGAGCAGCAAGTTCGATCGACATTGTCGCAATTCGAATAAAGTCCTCAACTGCGTCGTAGTTCGCGGAAATAGCCCGCAGTTCCTCCGCAGACGGCATACTGGCTTACATCTATTCGTCGAATCCACCTAAATGCCCGATTGTTCGGTGTGTCAGCAGGAAATGGACTTGGAGGAGTTTCAGGATGAGCGCGAATCGACGGCGACGTGTGTCAAGCTAGAATGCGGACATGCCTATCATACCCGGTGTGCCATTGCATATCTTAAACGGACCAACTTTGACTGCATCATGTGTAACCGGCACAAGGAGCCCCGCGAACGACTGGAAGAGGAGGAGCTTGCACTAAATGCGTTTGCTGCCGTCAAGCGACATCCGAAATACCGTGAACTGAAAAAGGAAGCATTGTTGAAATTCAAGGTATATCGCGAAGCGAAGAAAGCGGCAAAGAAAGAGATGGAGGAGTTTGCTGTATCTCGAAACTGGTTCGGACTCAAAGAGATGCGAACAGATGCCAAACGAGCATCTACCCGAACGAGGTCCTATTTGTGTCGCACGGCTGTTCGAAATGTTCCGCTTCTTCGTGCTGTCTTAACAGGCCATATGCAGCGGGGCAATAAGTATCATTTGAATCGTTTGTGCGGGTTGCCACACGCCTGGAAGTTTCAGAAGGGATTTTACATAAATGGGTTTTAAAAGCGTGGATGTGTAGTCAGTATGGAGCAATTTGCTGCAAACTTCAAGGCGCTTCCTATTCCCCAGCGTAAGGCTAAGCTTGACCAGATTACGATGTTTCTACGCCAACAGAATGCAGTTGCGGAAGCAGATGCATTTCAGGCGTTGAGGTGTTGTTATCCATCACTTCCGCTATCCGCGAACGAGCGAGTGTTTCAAGAGTATATTGCGTGGGGTGAGATTGCTCAGCACCAGAATCATCCGGCAGTTCGGCACATTCTATCACAGGGGTGATCTAGTAATACTGGGGAAACGTCATGCGAAGTCCGTAGTAGACAATTCCGAACACGAGCGCGTGTGTCGCAGACTGCACGAGGATGGGCTGACCCGGCGGCAGGGACAGGAGCACGCCCGGAGTCAGCAGCACGAACAGAAGCATCGGGATGATGATATTGAGGTCCATTTTATATAGTATGTGCGACAATTCCTCCGGGAGTTCGACTCACGACCGCCCGCCCACGATACTTGTTCTGGAGTATACGAACAACATCATAGACGTGCTTGCGGAGAACGCATGGTTTCAATTGGCGGTCACCTTCTTCAATTTCCGAATAGAAAAAGGAAGGACTCTTGTTCTTGATCATGCTGTCGATGCCAAACGAAACCGTTTGCACCGAGGATTTGATCTGCTGTCGGTTTATTGCTTCTTCCATCTTGATCCTTAGGTATATAAATCGTCATACTCCTGGTCGGGTGGAATCCGGATGCGCAGTCCATGCTCGGATGTGGGTCGCATATGAATGTGTTGAAAGTGGATCAGACCCAGATCCCCGATTGCTTTCTGTTGTAAACGCACCCATGTCCGCGCAACAACCATTGGATCGCGGATGTGACACGATCGTTTCACGCCGCCCGCCTCGACAAATAGGAGTGACACAAACTCCGTGCTGGTGTTCTTGTGTCCCGCCCGGACAAACTCTGGAACGAACAAGTGTGCATACTGCATTGCCCGTTTGGGTTTTGTGCCCGCAAGAGACACAGGATTGCGAAGCGCATCGTGGACATAGGTATGGCACATGAGGCACTCCATTTTTGTTGTAGACTATGGAATCCGTTTTTACACTACTTCTTCTTACCAACCTTCGCTGCCAGCGAATCCCACCCATACTTGGCGATATGCTCCATAACCCGCATGGTCATGCCGAAGGATGCGCCTGAGTGATGATTCGCATAGTTTCCCATCTTGTCCGTAATGCGCTGAATCATCGGGTCGTTGGAGAACATGAAACTCTCGTCATTGAAATACCGGAGCCAATCCCATGCCTCTGCGGCTGTGACTGCCGCAACGCCATTGTTGAGCATCTCACAATCCCTCTCGCTGTAGCCGATCGAAGCAAAGTCGTAGGTAGTCGCCATCTTGATGTAAAAAGTTTTTTGTGTAACGGATTCGTTTTCCGCCGCCTAGAAGCCGCGCTGATTCTGGAGGTCGAGCTTGCGAAGATCATCCTCGTCATATTGCTCCCACATCTCCTTTTCGGCTGCAGCAAGATCTCCACGCCGGTTTTGGAGAAGCCAAATCCAGTCGTCCTTCTGACCCTTCGTCATATTGGTCTTCAGGCGCTCCTCGATCTCCTCAATCTCGTCGCGCATGGACTGAAGTGTGAAACTCCACTTGGCTGGTGGGTTGGCGAGAAGCTCTGTCTTCGGAAACTCATCGCCGTAGCGCTCCACGTAGCACTTACGGCAGTATGTGTCGTCTGTCCACAGCTGGGACGGCACGCCACATCCACGGCACGGCTCCGCATACTCCTCCGCGCAGAAGTCGCACATCCGCCCCGAACCATCGCACTCGCACTGCGGCTGGTCCACACCGCACCAGATCTCCTCCTCTGCCTTATCGGCGAGATACCTGGCGCAGTGGTCACACGGCTCCTCGCCGCCATCACACACGCAGACATCGTCGCGCTTGTGTTGGCACTCATGGCAGAGGTTCGGCAGAACGACTGCAACCAAGTTGCAGTCAGGGCACCAGCCATCGGGGGTGGCGAGTGCAGTGTTGCATGGGTGGTCGCGCACCGACATGCAGGTGTGACAGTAGTCACACCCGAGAACGGTCGCCCCTGTGTCGCCACAACCGGGGCAACCTACGGACCCCATGCACTCAGCGCACATGGTTCCGGCAACTGCGGTATTCCCGCAGTCGGAGGTGATGCAGAAGAAGAGGTGCGTGTTGGAAACGGACATTTTGCATGCGATGGAGAGCCCCACTTTTACCTGTGCCGTGCTATTACAGAATCCGTTTTTAGAATTCGGTCATGGGCTAAAATCTGAGAGCGGACAAATCGAGTGTCCTTACCCGCAATGAACAGCCCCATATACTGGTCGAGTAAGATATCCAGAGAGCGGCGAAGGTTACGGCTGTTATACTCGTAAGCACTGAGAGTTGTCAGTCGCATCTGCCTTTGGTGGGGACTACCATAGGTCGTATGTCCACGCATAAGGAGATGAGTCGAGAGTCGCTGATGAGATGCCATTAACGACTCACAGTTTTTCTGAGGTGACATTCGTTTTTATTCACAAGCACATATAATGAGCGCTGCACCAACAAACCCAGCCCTTACGCCTCCGCCCACGGCTCCCGCGTCTACAAGCTCGTCGATCTTTGCCGGGTTTGAAACGCTCCTATATATTCTGTTCTTTCTGCTTCTTCTACTCGGTCCGGCTGTATCGGCTGCAAAACTGTCCTATGACAAGTATGGCTCTTTTCTGTGGGCAACGCTAGACTTCTTCTTCCCAGTGTTCTATATCCCGTATTATGCGTTCTTTCTGAACTCGCCTACTTCTTCGACTTTTGGTGGTCGTGGTCGTCGCCGATAATCTGATCGTAGACGGTTAACAACTTATCATCTAAGTCACCAACAAAGAGGAACACTGCGTAGATAAAGACCACGCGACCTCCATATAATTCGATGAAGTGTTCCAATCCAGGGTTCACCGGAAGAACCGGAACCCAGAAATGGATAGCGTATGTGACCCAGAACGATATAATAACTAGACACGACAATTCAAGTGTTACATCTCCAATCTGCTGAAACAGACCCATCTTTTTCCAGTCTTCACTGAACCGAGTAAACACTGCTCGAATCAATGTAGCTGTTCCACCCGCACATACAATATATACGATCGTGATAATAACCAAGTTCAGTGTTACATTCAGTATACTCCCCTCAACAGAAGGCAGCGTGTTTCTGCCGACGTTCTTCATTACATTTTCACGCTAGATAAGAGTATAGTTAATGCAGGGGCTTCGCACATGGGGGAAGCACCTTATGATTGATGCAGCTCGCGTAAATGGAACGACGATTCGTAATCCTGGGATCATCCACGACTTCAATAAGACGTTGGTCAAGCGTATCGATATGGTGGCGTATGGACAACCGCAGATTGTGCGGTTCGGCTCAGGTAACAAGGCGGGGTATACGCTTGTTCAGCTGATCGAAACCTCCAATATCTGTGCGCACTTTGTGGAAGAGAACAACTCCATGTATCTGGACGTGTTCTCCTGCAAGGACTTTGACCCCATCGTGGTCAAGGAAACGGTAGAAGAGTTCTTTGAGGCAAAGCATATGAAGATGAAGGTCTTGACACGCCAAGCACCTCTGCCGCAGCCTAAGTGTTTGTGCCTTGCTTAAGGACCAAGATACCGAGAACACTTGCCATCGGGTGCACGCGTGTTATTGTCGCATGTAGACATGGACCGCGGATCAACCTCTACAAACTTAGGCATTTCTGGCCACATGTCTTTTCCGCTCGTAAACTGCTCACGTTCCCATGTTGTAGAAAAGGTAGCCGACGGTCCTCCAGTCGATCCAGGTTTGCACTTGTCTGGGCCCGAAACGCACCCAACACCTGGGCAGTAGACCTTTGACCCTTCGCACTGAACGCCAGGTCCCTGAACAGATACATATCCGAACACGACCAGGACAAGAAGTCCGAGTAGTATCCACTTAAGGGGAATCTTGCCCATTTGTCTTTACATGAAGTTCTTTTTCACCCACTTGCGATCAGTCTGCATCTTCCGAGAACTTTTGGGCGCAGTTCGCTTCGTTAACACGGCGACTGCATTCAACTTGCGGAAAGTGGCTAGAGGACCAACCTTTCTGATGACCTTACGCAGGGTCTTGTGGCGCGCAGCTGGCTTCATGCGCGCGCTGTATCCCATCAGCGTTCCCTTCTTGAGCGGTCCGATCATGTTGTGCTTTCCACCAGTCATCGGAATTATGCTGCCATCCCTCGTGCTTATACATTTGACTCCGTCCCAACTACCACCCTTACTCATGCATTGCTGTGCAGGAGTTAACGAATAAAGTGGCACTCCAAGCGGCATAGTGTTTATATACCCATAGGAAAACTTACGAAGTCGGGCCGGGTGCTGGCGGCGGAGGTGGAGTCGGAAGTTTAGGCGCAGGTGTAATCGGAGCAGGCTTGGGCTTGAAGGCATTCATAAATCCGAACATTTGTTATTGGTCGGGATTCTTTGCACACGCTTTACACCCCGGAGGAGGACCTGCGAACGTTGTTCTCCCAAAGTTCGTTAAGTATAAAAAGAAGACAATCAATGCGAGAAGAATCAGCCACTCCCACATTTATTTGTTGACACATGCATTTTCCTGGGTGATAATACCGTTAAACATAACTCGGCGAAATAGCTGCTCTTCGATTCGAATGACTGAACATTTACGACGTGGACCAGAACGCACGACACGCTCCATTACCTGGGGATTCGCTCGCATATATGCTTCAGCAAACTCCCAGTTATATTCGGGAACCTCGGGTGTGTCTTGAAAGAACACGCAGGAATAGCGTGCCCCATTGTAGCATTCCATGCAGAAGATAGGAGAACATCCTTGACATACCGCAATCCCCTGCTTGGCGTGGCTTGTTAGCGTATCATTATAGCAAGATGGGCAAATGATGTCCATAGTGTCACTGTTGGTTTTCGGCTCTGGCGTTTAAATTCGTTTCGAGTAATAAGGGATGCCTACTCTCCGGCAACAGGTAGACACATTCTGCAAGAACTCAGGGGCAAAGGTGGATGCGTCGGATAAACTCCGAAAGCAGGTTGCTGATCTGAAGAGCGAACTAAAGAAGGTAAAGGAAGAGCACAAGGCTCATATAAAATCGATGAAGACGGCGAAAGTGAAGGCTGAGCCCAAAGCGAAGACGAAGAGAGTCAAGATGACTGCGGAAGAAAAGGGTCAGCGCAAACGTGAGAAAGCGGTAACGAAGGAGCTTGAGATCGCCAGGAAGAGGACTGCCGCGCCTGTGCCTGCTGAACCAATGTTACCTGCTCCAACGGCGGCAGCTCCTGTTCCCGCTCCGTCCCTTGCGCCTGCCGCACCTGCACCTGCACCCCGCGGTGGAACACGCAGAATGAGAAAGAGACGGGAGCGCCCCACGCTGCGTTGGTAAGCATCAGAGGAAACTCCCGCGAACAGATAAATGTCAACTACAGCTGAAGTTCCTGCTGCTGTCGTTGCTGAGCCACCGGCTGTTCCCACCGGACTGTTCGATTCGATTGACTGGAAGAACCCGGTTGTTGGTGTCACTAAGGTTGCCACGCACCTCCAGTCGCTGACTATGCTCACTCAGGCAGAGCGCCTCACGATGCTTCAGGGCAGCCTGACATTCGTGATTGACCAGTCGTCGATGCCCCATGAGGAGAAGGAGGCTGCTCTCGTCTTTGTGAAGACGATGGTTCCCCATCTTGTCGAAACTGCGGTAAGCGCACTGGCTGCAGAGGCGAAGGTTGCCGCCGCAGAGAAGAAGGCGGCCGAGATGCTGGCCTCGGTCATGTCTAAGCAGCCGACGATGGTGGTTAAGAACATGGAGCAGCTCATGGTGGAGGCTGGCACGCGTAAGTGGTGGTGCTGTTAGTCACCTTCAACCAACGAACGTAGTTCTTTTAATGGGTATTCCATATTATGTAGCCTCACTGCTTCGTGCACATAAGCACATTCAAAAGCCTTATCAAACATTCGAAGCCGATGTGCTCTGCATGGACTTCAATTGTTTCTTACATAAAGCCATTAAAGACGAAGATCCAATTGGCTCAGTAATCGCAGAGTTGCGGATTTATCTGGATCGTATGCGGGTGAAGAAGGTGTATATTGCATTTGATGGACTTGTCCCGTATGCAAAGATCGTGCAGCAGCGCTATCGTAGGTTTCGTATCCCTGACAAAGTGGGTGCATTTGATCGCCATCAGCTCTCACCTGAGACTCCATATATGCGAGAACTTGCTCGCGAGCTGAAACTGGCTTTCCCGCAAGCTACGATATCAGGAACAGACGAGCATGGCGAAGGGGAGCATAAAATATTTCGATGGCTACGAACCCTTGATCCATGTCAGCGAGCCACGGTGGCAATCTATGGACTCGATGCGGATCTGGTGCTCATCGCGCTTGCACAACGCGCTGTCGGACACATATACCTACTTCGTGATGAGGATGCCCTTTCCATATCCGCCCTTGCGAGCGTTCTTCCTCTCCCGGTAGACGAGTATGTTCCGATGTGTATTCGCTATTTTGGGAATGATTTCATGCCAGCCATTTCTATGTTTTCATTGCGTGAGGATGGACATGGACGTGCACTGCGAATGAAGAAGCCAGTCGAGATGGAAACGAAAGTATTGATTGAGCGCCGAAAGCCAACGGATGCACATATTGTAGCCGCAGATGGACTTGCTCTTGAATCAAAGGTTGGTTTGCTACTCGATGGCGTGATCGACTGGGCACCGGTTTGCGAAGCCTACTGGAAAACCTATGCATGGACACTGCACTACTTCACGACATCTGAAGTGCCAGATTGGTGCTGGGTGTATCCATATGCGGAAGCTCCCCTTCTTCAGACGTTGGCTGATTTTGATCGACCTACGTCCTTTGTGTGGGAGCATCCGACACCTCCGTTTCATGTTGGAAATCAGTTGCAGTTCATTTTACCTTCGGCTTCCTTGCGAACGGCGCGGCGCAGAGTCAAGTTTCCGGATGAGATGTATGATGAAGCAAAGGATACACGGCATCCGTGGATGCGACGATACGCATGGGAGTGCGATCCACTAATTTCCTGTCCATGGAGCCCAGACCGCCCACCTACCTCCGTAAACGAAGTCGACCCCCTTGCATTGTCATCCTAGATCCACCGCTAGCGGCTATTGTCGGTTGAGGAATCGGCTGTCCATTAGGTAGGGTCAACATAGGTTGAGGTCCAATCGCAATGACCACAACATCCTCTGGAATTCCGACTTCAAATTCATTGCTACGCGCAGTCATATACTGAACCTCGATCTTTTTGATCTGATGAATGCGTTTCATCGCAGCTAATCCACTTGCATCCTGAAACACGCGCCAGTGCATTGTCATGCGATTCACATAGGAAATACGAAAGTTCACTGTTTTCGTGAACTTTACATTGTTTCGCAGAACATCAAGACATGCTTGCACTGTCGGGTAGATTGGCTTTCCAATCCGTTTGTTCACCGCATTGTGTGCACGAAATGTGAACAGCAAAAAATCACGGCGAGAATATAGCATATTCGGAAACTGTGCGCGATAGTTGGTTAATAGTTCGGCAAAGTGTGCCTGGCATGAAGGGCACGTGATTGTATCTCTAAAGAGGTCCAACCACGTGATCATAAGCTGCCGTTCAGTTTCGGTTGGCGCATCGGGATATAAAGATGCAACAGAGTGAAGCGTCATCCACCCAAGGGGTCCCCAAATAGAAGTCATTAGTCTTTAGAGAGGAATCATTCCCGCTTCAATTCCGCTTTTAAGGATCGTGTGAGCCAGGTCATCGGGAGTCTTTTCGCTCACTGCCATATTTGACTTCTTTAATTTGTCGCGAATCTGGCGACTTGTCATATGTCTGAGGGTTGCCTTGACCTTGCGGCGGTGTTCTCTGTCTCCAAACTCTGTTAAGATACGAATACCATGTTTGAACGGTGGGCTGCTTGAAGGATCTTTCACTCCTTCGATCTTTCTAGCGGTCTTGCGAAGAACACCCTTCGGATATGTCTTCGTATTTTTCTGAGTCTTGTGAGTAGGAGCCGTCTGACCCACTTTGGTGATGTTCATGACTCCTTTACTCAAAACGGATAAACCTTATTTACAGCGTATCCGAGGCATTCTAGATACCATGGCCGAGTGGGGTGCAATCAACGCTTACTTCGCGAATGGAATTCGTCGTCTTGTCGATCACCAGGTGGACTCCTTCGAGGACTTTGTTCGCAACAAGCTTCCACTGATTGTGCAGTCGACTGCGCCGATCACTGTTTGGCATGAGCAGGATGAAGTTACCAAGAAGTATAAGTATGAGTTCAGGCTGTCCTTTGAGAACGTCACCTACCTAAAGCCTCGACTCCAGGAGGCAACAGGGCGTGTCAAGCCGATGCTGCCAATGGAAGCTCGTGTTCGCAACTTCACCTATGCCGCTCAAATGCATGCAGATATTCGCTTTGTGGCTCGCACCTACAAGGGAGAGAAGCTGGACACATTTGACGAGGAGTTCCGGGTCTTCGAGGGCATCTCCATGGGTAAGCTGCCGGTGATGCTTGGATCTTCGCTGTGCCTGCTTCGGGAGTATCCAGCCCCACTCTCGGATCTTGGAGAGTGTTCTCACGATCCACTCGGGTATTTTGTAGTTCATGGATCGGAGCGGACGATCCTCTGCCAGGAGAAGGTGGCTGACAACCGAATCATGATCTTTCAGACCAAGAAGTCGTCATCCAAATACTTGTTCTCAGTTGAGCTCAAGTCCCTTCAGGAGTCCTTTACCACGCCACCCAAGAAGCTGGAGATTCGTCTGAGTTCCAAGTTCAACGGGTATGGCTACCCGATGGTGGCTTGTGTTCCCCGATTCCGCGAGGACATTCCGGTCGTGGTCTACTTTCGAGCTCTGGGTATGACGGAGGACAAGGCAATTGCGCGAATTATCTGGGGTGATGAGAACGACTCTCACGTCGAACTGCTGGCTGCATCCTTCCGCGACGTGTCAGAGATGTCAATCTTCACACAGGACGATGCAGTTCGCTATCTGACCAACCACCTCCAGTATGGCACAAACCAGGAGGACAAGTGCGCCTATGTCCGCTATCTACTGACCTCCGAGTTTCTGCCCCACGTTCGGTTTGCGGGAGAAGCAGGTGCACACGGGGTCCCGGAGGTGTTGAACGCTCGCCGTGTGATGCTGATGGGCTCGATGATTCGTAGGCTGCTGCTGACCTATTGCAAGAAGATCCCGCTGGACGACCGCGATGCCTATCCCAACAAGCGCGTGGTCACCACAGGTGCTCTGCTGACTCACCTGTTTCGTCAGCTCTTCCAGAAGGTCTGTAACGACACTCGCAATGAGTTTGTGCAGGAGGTGAACAACGATGCGTGGAAGAAGGCGGGACAGCCACTGGAGATTCTGAACATCAATAATCTCTACAAGATCCTGAAGCTCTCAGCCATTGAGGGCAAGATGAAGCAGGCTCTTGCGACAGGTAACTTTACGGTGCAGGGTCTGGGCACCTCCTCCGCTACGATGTCCAATGCAACTAAGGTCGGTGTTTCACAGGTGCTGGCACGGATGTCGTATTCTGCGACACTGTCTCACCTTCGACGCATTCAGACACCGGTGGAGAAGTCAGGCAAGCTGTTGGCTCCCCGCAAGCTGCACGGCACATCATGGGGGTTCATGTGCCCAGTGGAAACTCCGGAGGGTCATTCGGTTGGTATTGTGAAGACAATGTCACTTCTGACTTCTGTTTCGCAGCATGTGCCATCTTCTACGGTTCTTCACTTCCTTGCCGAAACTCCTGAAATGGGCGTATCCTGGATCACTGTGCCAAAGGTCTATGAAGGCACGTCAATCAGTGTGAATGGCGTGATGGTTGCCTATACCACCAAGCCACTGGATCTGGTGAATGCCATGCGGGCAGCCAAGCACTGCTCCCGCCTTCACCCACATACGTCAATTGCTTGGTATACGCTTCTGAAC